GGTCACAAAGAATTAGAAGCCGTGGTTAATACAACAGCACAAGCTGTAAGCTTTCTTGTAAATAATTTTCCAGAATTAGAAAGCCATATGGCAGATAAATATTATCAAGTGTTATTAGATAAAGAAGAAGAAGTAGATATTGAAGAATTGCATTTTCCAGTGGGTAAATCTGACATTAAATTTGTTCCTGTCATATCTGGTTCTGGTGGTATTGGTAAAGCTTTATTTGGTGGTGCTTTGATTGCTTTGAGTTTTGGTGTTGGTGGTTTATTTACCGCACCATTATCGTTTGGTGCTGGTGGATTTGCTGCTGCTGGTTTAGGTGCGAAAGCTGCATTTGGTATTGGTGCTGGATTAGTTTTGAGTGGTGTAAGTGATATGTTATTTCCTACACCTAAAATGCCTCAATTTAGTTCAGAACAAGACCCAAGATTGTCTTTTAGCTTTTCAGGTACGCAACAGACAAGTCGTGCTGGTACGCCAGTTCCTTTAGTATTTGGAGAAATATTCACCGGCTCTGTGGTAATAAGTTCTTCAATAGATACTGAACAGGTACAAGTATGACCGACAATAAAAAAATTATTCGTGGTTCTTTTGGTGGAGGTTCAAAACCATCTCCACCACCGCAACCTACGAGAACACCAGATACTTTACACAGTAAGCAATTTGTTACTTTTTTAGATTTAATTTCTGAAGGGGAGATTGAGGGAAGTGCGTCAGCATCAAAAGAAGGCATCACTGATAAAACATCTACAGCATACAAAAATGCTTATCTTAAAGATGTGTTTTTGAATGATACCCCTGTCTTAAGGTCAACAGCATCATCAACAAGTCCACAAGATATTGATTTTAATTTTCAAGATGTAACATTTAATTCAAGACATGGAACTGCCAATCAAACAAAAATTGATGGTGTTGAGAGTTCTTCTTCATCTACACCTGTCGGAATAACAGTAACAGCAGCTTCGCCAGTAACAAGACAAATAACAAATACAAATGTTGATCGTGTAAAAGTTACGATTACATTTCCACAAATACAAGTAGCAAAAGAAAATGGTGACTTATTAGGTGACACAGTACAATTTAAAATTTCTGTTCAATATAATTCTGGCGGTTTTACAGACGTTCACACTGATACTGTTACTGGAAGAACTGCTGACGCATATCAAAAAGATTTTTCAATAAAACTTACTGGTTCTTTTCCTGTTGACATACGAGTTACAAGAATTACTGCGGATAGCACAAGTAGCAGTACAGTAAATTCATTTCAATGGACAAGTTTTTCAGAAATAATTGACGTTGCTTCTACATATGCAAATTCAGCTTATAACGCGATCAGATTAGACTCTCAACAATTCGGTTCTATCCCTAGCCGGAAATTCCGTATTCGCGGTATCAAAGTAAGGATTCCGGGCGCTGGTGCATCAAGTTCAGGAACGCCAACTGTTGATAATGCAACTGGCCGGATTGTTTACCCAGATGGATATATATTCAATGGTGTTATGGGGGCTGCTGTTTATACAAATTGCCCTGCCATGGTGTTGCTTGATCTACTTACTAATACACGTTATGGATTTGGCGATCATATAACAGACAGCAATCTTGATTTATTTTCTTTTGTAACTGCCAGCAAATTCGCAAATACTCTTGTCGATGATGGGCTTGGAGGACAAGAGGCGCGATTTAGTTGCAATGTAAATATTCAAAATTCCGCTGAAGCTTTTGATCTTATAAATGAACTTGCTGGTGTAATGCGATGTATGCCAATTTTTACCGCTGGTTCAATTACAATTACCCAAGATTCGCCAAAATCCGCAAGTTATTTATTTAATCTAAGCAATATTACATCTGAAGGTTTTAATTATTCGGGTAGTAGTTTAAAACAAAGACATACTGCTGTTGCTGTTTCATATTTTAATATGGACAGTCAAGACGTAGATTTTGAAGTTGTAGACGATACAACCGCACAAAGTAAATTTGGAATTATTACAAAACAAGTAAAGGCTTTTGCTTGTACATCAAGAGGTCAAGCTGCAAGGTTAGGAAGATCAATATTATTTGCAGAACAAAATGAATCTGAACTTGTAAGTTTTACAACCTCGATAGATGCTGGTTCTGTAGTAAGACCGGGCGCAATTATTGATATAAATGACCCTGTTCGTGCTGGTGTAAGAAGAGGTGGAAGATTATCTGCTGTTGCATCAACTACTGTCATGACTATTGATGATGCAAATGCCTCTGATTTAGCAACAACAAACTCACCAACATTTAGTGTTGTTTTACCAGATGGAACTGTTGAAACAAGGGATGTTTCCAGTATTAGTTCCGCTGGTGTTGTAACAGTTAGTTCTGCATTTTCGCAAACTCCTAATGTAAATACTGTTTGGCTTTTGGCAAATACAACAGTGGAAGCACAAAAATTTAGAGTTATAACCGTTGAAGAACAAGATGGTATAAATTTTTCAATTACAGCCTTATCTTATGTTGAAGCTAAATATGATTTTATTGAAGATGGTTCATCATTACCAACAAGAACTGTTTCTGTTTTAAACGAATTAAAGCCACCACCATCAAACCTTTCTGCAACAGAAACAATTGTTCCTATCAATAACCAAGCGGTATCAAAAATATTTATTAGTTGGCAACCTATTGTTGGCGTTATTGAATATCAAGTAAATTATCGCTATGAAAATGGCAATTTTGTTTCTGAAAAAGTTTCAAGACCTGATTTTGAAATAAAAAATAGTCAGCTTGGAACATATGAAATACAAGTATTTAGTTATAATGTACAAGGTCAACTTTCTGCTACATCAAACGATCTTACCTTTGAAGCTATTGGAAAAACTGCAAGACCTCAAGATGTTTCTAATTTAAGAATTGAGCCTATATCAG